GTCGCAGGTTCAAATCCTGCCCGCGCCTCCAGCCCGCTTTCTGGCTGGCCGCCCTTGCAACGGTCCATCTTCACCGCCGCCGCGCGGATCACGAAGTGGGACTATGCCTATCGTAAGACGGCATGATGGCGGCCATCCAGAGCGCGGCTCATACTGAGGGTGTTGCACGTCGGATGAATGAAACTCCGGCCCGCGCTCAACCTGCAAGGCGGCGCCCGAGCATGGGCGGCCCGCTGTGATCGGCCATAGTCCGACCTCCCATGCCACCACCCCCAGCCGCGACAATCACCACAGGAGGCCATAAATGGGGACCGCAAACTTCTCAGTTGGGCAGTACGGCAAGAACCGTGGTTCTGGCGCGGCAACGCTCCTGTCCACCTCGGTGCGCACATCTGGCGCGCACACCACAAGCGCGTCCGCCTCAAGCCTTGCTGATGCTGGCGGAGCAATCTCTCTCGCCGCCGGGGAAATCATCACCATCTCCTGCACCGCCGCTTGTCGGATCAATTTCGGCGGAACGGCGGCAACCGCAACGACCGGGCATTACATCGCTGCTGACGTTGAAAAGCAGTTCGAATGCAACGACCCTGGCGCGGTCAGCATTATCGAGGCATAATGGCTTCCCCATTCGAATGGACCCCAGAGGTAGAGGACGAAATCTTTGGGCGGCTGATCGCTGGTGAGAGCATTGTCATGATGCTTGCCCCCGGTCGCGATGATTTTCTGCCTAGCGAGACGACTTTCTACAAAAGGCTGACAGAGGACGGCGAGTTCGCGGAGAGATACGCGCGCGCGCGGGAGGCCCAAGCGCACCGCGAAACCGAAGAAATCAAGACAATCGCTGATACGGCGACGGCAGAAGACTACAACGTAGCGCGCCTTCGCATCGACGCGAGAAAATGGCGGGCAAGCAAGTTGGCCCCGAAGGTCTACGGCGACAAGGTAGAGATGGAGCACTCCGGGGCGCTAAAGCTTGCCGGGGTTGAGATGACATTTGTCCGGCCAGATTCTTCGCCCGAAGACGCCTGAGGTATTTGCGCCGCTCTGGATGAGCCGGGCGCGGTACAAGGGGGCATATGGCGGACGCGGGTCGGGGAAGTCACAGGACAGGGCGCAGGCCGTTGTTCTGCGCATGATGACGCGGCCGGGTGCCAGAATTGTGTGCCTCCGCGAGGTGCAGAACTCAATCAAGGACTCGGTCTACCAGTTGATTTGCGACTGGATACAGCGGCTCGGGGTGGGGGCGGCTTTCGACGTTACGCGGGATGAGATCAGAGGGCCTGGCGGCTCGCTCTGCATCTTTCGCGGGATGAAGGACCAGAACGCCGAAAGCATAAAATCCCTGGAGGGCTACGAGGTTGCGTGGTTTGAGGAGGCGCAAACCTGTTCGCAGAGGTCACTCGATCTTCTGCGTCCTACCATTCGCTCACCGCAGTCTGAATTGTGGTTCACATGGAACCCGAGATTTAAGACCGACCCGATAGATACGTTTCTGAGGGCGAACCGGCCTTCGAACGCAATTGTTGTGAAGGCGAATTATTCGGACAATCCGTGGTTTCCCCCGGAACTTGAGGTCGAAAGGCTTCTGGACGAAACCGGGGATGAGGCGCGATATCGAAACATCTGGCTTGGCGCTTATGAGGACCAGAGCGACAAGCAATTCATCAGCGCAAATTCTGTGGACCGCGCCAGAAAGTCAAAACCCCATACGGAGCCGAATGACGAGCTTATCATGGGGGTGGATGTTGCCCGGTACGGCGATGACCTGTCGGTGATAGCTTTCCGAAGAGGCAGGGACGCCTATTCGGAACCGTGGCGCGTGTATCGAAAAATTAACACGATGGAGCTTGCCGCGCGGATCGCCGAGCATTTCGACAGGGTAAAGCCGGACGCGCTATTCGTTGACGAAACAGGCGTCGGCGCTGGTGTTGTAGATCGTCTGGAGCAGATGAATTACCCCGTTGTCGGGGTGAACTTCGGCGCCAAGCCAGACGGCCTTGTAGACGAAAAGGTTTCCAACAAGCGCACAGAAATGTGGGCGCGGATGCGCGCATGGCTCAACAAGGACGTTGGGATTCCTGACGATGACAAGCTTGAGGCTGAACTTACTGGCGTTCAGTACAAGCATGATGCCGACAACGCCATCGTCCTTGAGCGCAAGGAAGACATGAAAAAGCGCGGCGTTCCTTCGCCGGACATGGCTGACGCTTTGGCTATCACATTTGCCTATCCGGTCATGCGGCGCGGCGAGGCTGACTATGAATCTGACGGCGCACATGGCCGCAATGAAGTCACGGGGTACTGATGGAAGCGGAAGAAGAAGAACGCCCGTCCGTGCCGCCGCAAGTGTTCTTGCAGGCCATTCTCGGCATGGGGAATATCGCTGAGCATCTGGACGACAACCGCCTTGGTGAAATCGCGGAAGATGTTTTGCGGGATTACCATACTGACAGCGAGTCCATGAAGCCGTGGCGGGAGAAGATGCAAAACGGCATCGACCTCGCCAAGCTGATGAAGAAGGACAAGACCCATCCTTGGGAGGGTGCGGCGAACGTTCGATATCCATTGGTGACGACTGCGGCGCTGCAATTCAACGCCCGCGCCTATCCGGCAATCGTCCCGAGCGAGGACGTTGTGCGCGCGAAGGTGTGGGGCCGGGATGCCAACGGGGCAAAGGCCGCTCGCGGGAATCGTGTTGCGGCTCACATGTCGTGGCAGCTTACTTGCCAGATTGAGGAATGGGAGGAGGAGACAGACAAGCTTCTGACGATGCTCCCCATCGTCGGCACGGTCATTCGCAAGATGTGGTTTGATCCGGTTGAAGGGCGTCCGCGCTGCCGTGTTATCCCGTCCGGGGCATTCGTCGTAAACGACGCGGTCAGGATGCTAAGCGAAGCCCCGAGGGCGACGGAGGAACTTCCTCTGTTTCCGGCTGAGATCGAGACTCGCAAGCGGTCGGGAATCTTCCGCGACATTGAATATGTCGAGGATGACGGCGAAGACGACCACAAGCCGCAGATGTTCCTTGAGCAGCATTGCAGGCTTGACCTGGACGACGACGACTATCCCGAGCCGTACATTGTCACGATCCACAAGGAAACGAAGAAGGTGGCGCGGATCGTTGCCGACTTTGACGCGGAAGACGTGGTCATGAGCGGCGATAAGGTCGTTCAGATCCGGCGCGGCAGCTATTTCGTGCCGTATCACTTCCTTCCTTCAATGGACGGCGGGTTCCACGGCACGGGGCTTGGGCTGCTTCTTGGGGATATCTCCGAAACGGTCAATACGCTCATCAACATGATGTTGGACGCTGGACAGCTTTCGGCGCTTGGTGGTGGGTTTATCGGGTCTGAATTCAGGATCAAGGGCGGGTCCAGCAAGATGCGCCCCGGAGAGTGGCGTCAGGTCGCGGCGCGCGGCGGGGATGTTCGGGCGGCAATGGTCCCGATGACTTACCCCGGCGCGGACGCGACGCTATTTCAGCTTCTTGGGCTTCTGATCGAGGCGGGAAAGGACGTTGCGTCCGTCAAGGACGTTCTGACCGGCGAGACTGGCGGTCGCAACATGACAGCGACGACGACGCTTGCCCTGATCGAGCAGGGGATGCAGGTCTTTACCGCCGCATACAAGCGGATTTTCCGTTCCTTGAAGCAGGAATACAAGCTTCTGGCGAAGATCAATGCGGCGACCGTTTCGCCGGAGGAATACAACGCCTTCCACGACGAAGTGGACCAGCAAGGCCAGCCCATCATGCTGGACCCGGCCCAGGATTACGGCGCGGCTGACATGGATATTGTCCCGGTTGCCGATCCCCGCAGCGTCACGAAGATGCAGGAGGCGGCCAAGGCCGAACTTCTGATGCAGCTTGCGTCGCAGGGTCTTGTGAACCCGGCGGAGGCGGGGCGCAGGGCGCTTGAGGCCGCGTCTATCTCGAATGTCGATGAGCTTTTGCCGCAGCCGAACCCGATGCAGCAGCACATGGAGCAGCTTGGGGTGGCCGGGGCTGAGGCAGATGTGACCTTGAAGATGGTTGGGATTGAGAAGGCGCTGGCAGAAATCCAGAAACTCAAGTCCGAGGCCGTCAAGAATATCAGCGATGCCGCCGCGACGGAGCATTCCGCCCGGCTTGATGAGATGCAAACGAGACTGGAGGCCGCGCGTGACGGACTTTCGAACATTCTCCGAAGCGGACTTGGAGGAATGGCGCCAGCACCCGGTCAGCCTGTTTATCAAGGAGGCGCTGCGGGAGTCGTTCCGGCAGCAGGTGGGTTCGGCACAGCAGGCTTATTGGGCGGGCAACCCATGGCCGGAAGCGGAACGGCTGGCCCTTCTGCGGATGCAGGCGCTTTCTGAGGACATGTTTGAGTCCTCGCTTGATGATTTGATGGCAGCGATGGAGCAGCACGATGAACCCGAGCGGGATATCGCCGGTTGAATTCAATGTCTTGGTGAAACAGGACGCGACTGAGGAAAAGACGAAGGGGGGATTGATCCTCCACGCTGACACGCAAGAGCGCGACAAGCATTCGCAGATTTTCGGCACGATTATTGCCCTGTCTCCGATGGCTTTCAACGCCGATGTGTGGCCGGTCGAATATGAGCGCCCGAAGCCGGGGCAGCGCATTGCGTTCGCCAAGCATTCCGGGACGTTCATCAAGGGCCTTGATGGCGAGGAATATCGCGTCGTCAAGGACAAGGATGTTGTGGCAATCATTGATGGATGACATGAGCGAACAAGAGCAGGTTGCCGAACCGGAAATCGGCGCTGAGGAAGTTGTCTCGCAGGAACTCGTTGTCGAGAAGACGGCGGAGCAGGTTGAGGTCGAGACAGAGGCCCGCAAATATGGGTGGCGCCCGAAAGAGGAATTCGACCGTGATCCCGAGGGCTGGGTTGATGCCAGTCGGTTCATGGAGCTTCCCGCAACGCACCTGAAAATGCAGCGCGACATTACGAAGCGGCTGCAAAAGGAGTTGCAGGAGCGTGATGATCGCCTGTCGAACATCGAACGCACCGCGAAAATGGCCGTTGAGGCCGCGCGAAAGCAGGAGCGGGCGAAGTACGAAGCCGAGCTTGAAAGCATCCGCAAGGAGCGCAGGGCGGCGGCAGAGGAGGGCGACGTTGCCCGGATCGACGCGCTGGACAAGCGGGAGGATGAGGTCCGCAAGAATGCCCCGGCGGTAGACGATGAGCCGCTCACGGCGGCGCCCGCCATCGCGCCGGAAATCCAGACGTATCTCGATGCGAACGATTGGACAAAGAACCCGGCGGCAATCTCGTTTGCGAGGGGCGCAATCGACCTGAACCGAGAAATTCAACTCCTGCCGCCCATGAAGCAAGTCGAGTGGGCGGAAAAGAAGGTGCGAGAGGTGTTCCCGGAGCTTTTCCCGGTTCAAAAGAGAGCGCCGGAATCCAAGGTTGACCCTGGGGGGCTTGGCCTTCTGACCCGAAAGAGCGGGAAATCAGCGGACGACCTTCCGGCGGATGCAAAGGCAATCGGCAAGGAATTCGTCTCTCAGGGCTTGTTCAAGAGCATTGACGAATACGCCAAATCCTATTTCGCGCAGGAGTGATGAATATGGCCCGTGGTGAGCAGATCCAGCAAGAGCGCCGCCGTCGCAATAGCAACGGCCTGTCCGGCAAGCGCAATCGCCTTGCCGTTGATGAGTCGATGCTGGACAGAGAGAATTTCGTGTATCGGTTCGTCAACGACGAGCCGGGCCGAATCCATGCCCTGACGGTTCAGGACGATTGGGAGCCAGTCGTTGACCGCAAGGGCGAAATCAAGACCGATGGGACCGGCATGGGGTCCGAAGTTGCCGTGCATGTGGGACAAGGCTCGCAAGGCCAGACCCGCGCCGTTCTTCTGCGCAAGCGGAAGGATTGGTACGAAGATGACAAGCGCCAGGAACAGCGCGTTATTGATGATCTGGAAAACTCTCTGAAAGCGGGGAACGCCCCCGGCGCTGAGAGTGATGGCACCTACACTCCGAAAGGCGGGATCGTCTTCGAGAATGGAGCCAAAGTCTAATCAATCACAGCATAAGGAGTAGCCGAAATGGCTAACGCTGACGCTCCGTTCGGGCTTCGTCCCGTTCGGTATCTCAGCGGTGCTCCGTACAATGGCGCGGCGAACTTGTACTACGTCCCGTCTACGGACAACACCGCAATTTACATCGGGGGGATGGTCAAGCTGGCCGGTTCCGCCGATGCAGACGGCATCGCTTCCGTTACTGGCAACGTTTCGACCGGAAACCCGGTTGTTGGCGTTGTCGTTGGCGTGAAGCCCGTTACCGCGACCAGCACCACCTACCGCGAGGCTTCGGTCGAACAGTATGTCTTCGTCGCTGATGACCCGAACCTTGTGTTTGCGATTCAGGAAGACAGTGTGGGCGGCGCTCTGGCGGCGGCGAATGTCGGCAACACCGCTGATATCACCGGGTTCACCGGTGGTTCCACTTCGACCGGGCGTTCCTCGCTTGAGATCGACAGTTCCACGGCCACGGCTTCCGGCGACGGCACCGAGGACGTTCTGATCGTCGGTCTTGTGCAGGAGCCTGACAACGCAATCGGCACGAATGCGAATTGGCTTGTTCGCCTGAACAACCACCAGTTCGTTGACGGCGTGGCTGGCGCATAAGGAGGGCTAGGAATGTCTGTCATCACTACCGGCGCACATCCAAAGGCCCTTTGGCCGGGTGTGCATAAGTTCGTCATGGGCCAATACGAGACCCATCCCGTCGAATACTCTCAGGTGTTCGACATGGAAGACTCGAAGATGGCCTATGAAGAGGACGTGGAAACCACGGGCTTCGGGCTGGCGCAAGTCAAGGCCGAGGGCGCTGGCGCTGCGTATGAGGGCCAATCTCAGGGCTTCATCAAGCGCTACACGCATGTGGCCTATTCCAAGGGCTACATCGTCACCCGTGAGGAAATGGACGATAACCTGTACAAATCGCGCAGCTTCAAGCGCGGTGCGCAGCTGGCGTTCTCGTTCCGCACCACGAAGGAAATCGTTGCGGCCAACATCCTCAACCGCGCGTTCAACTCGTCCTATGTGGGCGGGGACGGCAAGGAGCTTCTGGCGACGGATCACCCGTCTCTGGCTGGCACCTGGTCGAACGAACTCGCGGTTTCGGCTGATCTGTCCGAGGCGTCTCTTGAGACCCTTCTGACGCAGATCATGGAGGCGACGAACTCCAAGGGCCTCAAGATCGCCATCCGTGGCGAAAAGCTTGTGGTTCCCCCGGCGCTTGCCTTTACCGCCGAGCGGATCATGAAATCCACCTTGCAAAACGACACGGCGAACAACGCGGTCAACGCGATCCGTTCGATGGGTCTTCTGCCCGGTGGCGTTGTGGTCAATCACTACCTGACCGACAACGACGCATGGTTCGTCAAGACTTCGGTAATGGACGGTATGCGCGGGTTCAACCGCACGCCCTTCGAATTCACCCAAGACAATGACTTCGACACGTCCAACGCGAAAGCGAAGGGCTACGAGCGTTATTCGTTCGGGTGGACCGACCCGCGCGGCCTGTACGGCTCGCCCGGTGCGTAACCAATAGGGCGGGGCTTCGGCACCGCTCTTTTCCAAGGAGGCTATCTGATGGCCACGAAAAAGCCCGCCGCCACTGAGAAGAGACCCGGTTACGCCATGGTGGACGGCAAGACCCGCAAAATCCTGAAAGGGAAATGACATGGCGAAAACGAACTTTCCGGGCGGCATCATCGCCCCGTTCATCGACACTGCGACGGGATCCGCTGTCGCCAGTCTGACCGACAATTCCGGCGGAACGGCTGCGGATACCATCGCGGCAATTGGCGGCACCTACAGCCAAACCGAAGTGCGCAACGCGATTGCGTCACTTGCGGCCAAGATCAACGAAATTCTGGCTGCCCAACAAAGCTGACGGCGGGGCTGCGGCCCCGTCATCAACGGAGGTGACGCATGGGTATTGCTGATTACTACCTTCACGGATCCCATAACGTCATCTGCGACAGGTGCGGCTTCAAGTACAAAGCCCATCATTTGCGCCTTGAATGGAACGGCCTTCGCACATGCTTCGGCGCCGGGACAAACAACTGTTTCGAGGTTCGCCAGCCGCAAGACTTTGTGCGCGGCAAGGCGGACAAGCAGGCCCCGGATTGGGTCCGCTCCGAACCGACAGACGCATTCCCCGACAACATCACCCCGGATGATCTGTAATGGCCGTAACTGGAACCTACACAGTCCGAGACATTGTGAATGATGCCATGCGCAAGGCTGGCGTTGTCGCTGTCGATGAGGATGCAACGGCAGAGGAGGCGGATATCGCAATGCGGTGTCTGAACCGCATGTTGAAGGCGTGGCAGACCTATCGGTTCAACCTCTGGACTAAGACCAGCATGAGCGTTTCCGCGACGACAGCAGCGAGCTACACGCTCAACCCTGTCAGGCCGATGCGCATTCTTAGCATCCGGTGGAAAAACACTGCTGCTTTGGAAACGACGATGCAGCAGATGACAAGGGACGAATACGACACTCTCCCGAACAAGGTTTCGACCGGGACGCCTACGACATGGATGTATGACCGCCAGCGCGAGGCGGCGAAATTGTATGTCTGGCCTGTACCGGCAAGCGTGACGACAGAAACGCTCGAAATCACCTATGAGCGCGAAATCGAGGATGCCGCCCTTTCGGACGTTGTCGATGTTCCGGGCGAATGGTGGGAGGCAGTCGTTTACGGGCTTGCGTCTCGCGTCGCTGAGGACTTTGAAAAAAGCGTTCCGAAGATCGACGCAAGGGCCACTGATGCACTGATGCTGGCGCTGGCAGATGATCGCGAGGAAAGCGTGTTCTTCGCGGGGCCTTACTGATGCCTCTGGTTGAATTCGTCGGCCAATCCCGCAAGGATACGGACTTTTCGCAGGCGAACACGTCGCGCCTTGTGAATTGCTACCGTGAGCCTTTGGAGGAGGGCCACCAGATCAAATCGGTCCTGGGGACGGCGCAGCTTGCTTCGATTTCTGCGGTGTTCATGCGGGACATGGCCGAGATCGGCGGGAATATCTATGCCGCTTGCGGCGGCGGTCTGTACAAGGTCGAACAATACGGGACCGTCACGAGCCTTGGCGCGATTGAGGACGGGGATTCCACGGTCTCCGGCAATAACGGCAAGGTCACTGTCGCGGCGGGCGGAACCTATTACGTCTGGGATGGCTCAAGCCTGACCAGCCCAACCGGAGGGGCATTCGATAACGTCGGGTCGGTCGAGTTTCTGGGGCAAGACACGATCCTGACCGAACTCGGCGGGCGCCGGTTCATGTGGTCTGATGTTGCGGACCCGACGAGCCTTGACGGGCTGAACGTAGCGACAGCCGAGGGGCGGGACGATGACATTCTGCGGGGTGTCGTCATCAACGGTTTCCTGTGGCTCCTGAAAGAGAAATCGACGGAAATCTGGTATCAGACCGGGGCGGGGTACGCCCGCGTCAACGGAGGGATTATCGACCGTGGCCTGAAATCCTTCGGCCTCGTGACAAAATTCTCCGGCGGCGCGTTCTTGGTGGGTGACGATGGGATTGCCTACATCACCAACGGGAGCGGATTGCAGCCGGTTTCCACGCCCCCGGTCGAAACGGATATCATCCAGGGGCAGGCGCGGCGCTGCTTCTATTACGAGGACGAGGGCCACAAGTTTTGCGTGATCCAGTTTTCGGATCGCGCATCGTGGGTTTACGACCTCTCGACAGGGGAGTGGCACAACCGCGCGAGCGGGACGGATCACATGCCGTGGCGGGTGGTGTCTGCGGTAAAGGCATGGGGCTACTGGCACGTCGGGAGCGATTTGGGCAAGGTTTTGCGCCTTCTCAGGATCAACACCGACGCTGACGGGCCTTTGGTTCGCAAGATGGTGTCGCGGACGCTGCGGACGGGGGAATATCAAACCTTGTCGCGGCTTGAATTGTTCGGTCGCATTGGCGAGGTCGAGACCGGCGGCGGCGTCACATACATCCTGGGCGGAACCGACTTCGTCTTGATGGATACTGACGGGCTGGCCCTATTTCATAGCCTGATCGAAGGCGAGGCGAGGCCGCCCGCGCTGTTTGTCCGCGTGTCCCGCGATGGCGGGAAAACGTGGTCCAATGAGAAGTGGCGCAACTTTGGCGAGATTGGCGATTACGACGCGCGCCTGATCTGGCGGTCTCTTGGCCGGGCAAGGCAAACAACGGTCGAGGTCACGATTGCGGACCCGGTTGAACTGCCGATCAGGTCGCAAGCTCTTTTGGAGGTCTCATGAGCGTTAATATCCATGAGCGCGTGATTGACCCCCAGACCGGCAAGCTGACGCTTGAGGGCTACAAGATGCTGGTCGCGCTTGAGAACCGTCTGGACGCGATTGCGGCGGTTGCCGCGCCGTCAGGCGGGGCGACGGTGGACGCAGAGGCCCGCGCGGCTGTTGCGGCAATGATTGCGGCGTCGGGATGAGGTTGGCGACGACGCAGGACATTCCTGCGCTGACCGAGATGGGGCGGAAGTTTCACGCGCAATCTGCAATGCCGTTTGGGTTTGATAGCGACGCTGTTTCATCGCTTCTGGGTCGAATGATCGAGAGCGACACCGCAATAGTCGTCACGACAGATCGCGGCGCAATTGGGGGCGTTCTGAACCCTGCATACTGTGATCCATCGTGGATCATGGCTGTTGAACTGTTCTGGTGGGCAGAAGGAGACGGCCTATCGCTTTTAAAGGCTTTCGAGGAATGGGCGAAAGAGGTCGGCGCATCGGAAGTCAGAATGACTTCACTGGCCGGACTTCCTCGGGCTGACGCGATCCTGCGTCGCAAAGGTTATGCGCCAACGGAAATCAGCTATCAAAAGGTGATATGATGGCAATCGGTACAACCGCTGCTCTCATCGGCGCGTCAGTCGCTGGTTCAGCTATCAGCGCCGGGGCAGCCAAATCGTCGGCGAAATCCCAAACGCTGGCCGCGAATAACCAGCTTGCCGTACAAAAAGAGATGTACGACCAGCTGCGGACGGACCTTGCCCCGTATCGCGATACTGGCCTGAACGCTCTCGCTGGCGTGAACTATGAGCTTGGCCTTGCGCCAAAGCCTGCCGATTACGCCGGGTTTCAGGCGACGCCGGGCTATCAATTCGCCCTCGATCAGGGCCAGAAGGCGCTTGAGCGGTCTGCGGCTGCATCTGGCGGACTGTTCAGCGGGCAAACCGGAAAGGCGCTGGTGGACTACGGCACCGGAATGGCAAACCAGGAGTACGGGAATTACTTCAACCGCCTCTATGGCCTGATGAACATGGGCCAGAACTCCGCCGCCATGACGGGACAGGCGGGGCAGAATTACGCCGATCAGGCGTCGAACGCCTTTGCCAATATCGGGAACGCGCAGGCTGCGGGCAGCATCGGCACGGCGAACGCGATCAATAACGGCCTCGGGAATGCTATCGGCATCTGGCAGTACCAGAACCAGACAGGCGGCAATACCGGCATCAATATCGGCAACCTCTTTGGCGGGAACTCTTGGGGATGAGCTACGCTGACGCCATAGCCTCAATTGAAAGCGCGGGGTCGGGGGATTACCGCGCCATCGGCCCAGACACCGGCAAGGGCCGGGCTTACGGGCGCTATCAGGTGATGGATTTCAATATCGGGCCTTGGACAGAAAAGTATCTCGGCGTTCGCATGACGCCGGAAGAGTTTCTGAACAACCCCGCAGCCCAAGACGCCGTGTTCAACGGCGAATTCGGCTCATACGTTGAGAAATACGGAAACCCGCAAGACGCTGCATCGGTATGGTTCTCCGGCAGGCCGCTTTCAAAGGCTGGCAATGCCTCGGATGGCTATACCACTGTTCCCGAGTACGTTCGCCGCTTCACGAACGCACTCGGGAGCGGCGGCGGCGATGTGCGCAACCCCTTGGGCTCAAATCCTCCCGCCCCCCAAGGCAACGCGCTTTCCGCCGTCCGCCCGTCTTTCCAATACAACGCCCTCCAACTTTCCCCGTATCGGATGACCTGACATGCAGATGAATCCCTCCATCATCCTCGCCGGTCAGCCGCTCAACGCATTGGGCGCTATCCAGCAGGGCAATCAGGCGGCGGCGCAGACGAACGCGCTGCGGGACCAGAACAACCTTCGCAATCTCTATGCCTCTCAGGGGGCAGGCATTCTTGCGGGCGATCAGGGCGCGCTGAATGCGCTTGCGGGGCTTGACCCTGCTGCCGCCATGGGGATTCAGCAAGGGCAACTTGGCATGGCCGCCACGCGCCAGAATATGCAGTTTGACGCGGAAAAAATGCAGATGGCGCGGGAGCAGGCGAAACTTGCCGCCGCGCAACACGCCGCAAGCATGACCGCAGCGGAGCGGGCGCAGGCCGCAAAGGAACTGGCGGACGGGCTGTCTGGCGCTGCCTACTTCTACCAGAAGGGCGACCGGGCCGGATACGACACTTTCCTGGCGCAAAACGGCATCGACCCGTCAGCGCATCCATTCGACGCCTTCCCCGCCCACGCGGCGCAATACGAAGGCGTTCTGGACGCGCTGAAAAGCTTTGGCGACATGAGCGCCGGGCCGGATCCTACCAAGGGCGCGCCTACGGGCTTCATGTGGGCCGATCCGAACAACCGCGCCGCCGGTGTTGTCCCGCTCCCCGGTGCGGAGAAGCAACAGGGGCCGCTTTCGTCAGTTGCTAAGCTGACGGCTGATTTCAAGGCGGGGCTGATCGACAAGGCTACCTATGAGGCGGCGCTACAGAAGGCGACGGCGCAAGATCAAACGACCATGTCGGTTTCCCCGGATGGGACTGTGCAGTTTAGTCAGGGCGCTGTTTCGAATACCGCAAAAGTCCCGACGATGACCGTTGATGCCGCAAAAAATACCGGGTTCTACGTCAGAACACTTGAGGCCAACAAGATCCTCAACAAACTTGAGGCGCAGGGCACAGATTTCTGGCGGAGCAACCTTGATGCTGTCCCGTTCGGCCTTGGCAATTATGCGAGATCGCCTAAATTCCAGAAGTTTGACCAGGCGCGGCGCGATTTCGTCAATGCCATCCTTCGCAGGGAATCCGGCGCGGTCATTTCCGATCAGGAATTCGAGAACGCGAACAAGCAATATTTCCCCGTGCCGGGTGATAGCAAGGAAGTTATCGCACAGAAGCGCCGCAATCGAAAGACAGCCATTGAAGGCCTACGCCTCGGATCTGGCGAAGGGGCGGCATATGTTGACCAGCAGCGCGGCGCGACTACTTCGGCTCCCGCGACAGGTTCGCAGCCGCAGGGCCAGCCGATTTCTGACGATGCTCTGATTCAGAAGTATCTCGGAACCGGACAGTAAGGCGCCATCCGAGAATGGCGGGCCAGAAGCCGATGATAAGGAACGCCCAAGGGTCTTGCGCCGCATAAGCGCAGAATGCCGCGAAGGCGATAATCGGAATCCAGATGAAGAAATAACCGGGTCGCATCCTGACAAGGTGCGCCTGCTTCATCGTGAATGCAAGGTAAGGTTTTCATGGCTACATTCGATCAAGTCATGCAGGCCCTCCGCAACGCGGATGCCGCAGGCAATGCCGAAGACGCCAAGCGCCTCGCGCAGATCGCGCAGTCAATGCGACAGCCGAAGGCGGACCCGTACTACAATGGCCCCGGCGAGGATTTGACGACCGGTCCGCAAACGCCGCCGCCAGTTGAGCAGCAAGGGCCGATCCGCAGCACCCCGAACCGTGCCGGGGACGTGACGATGGATCTGATGGAGCAACCGCTTGCCGCCGCGAAGGCATACGGCGCAGGATTCATAGACCAGTCGAAAAGCCCGACCATGCAGGCGATGCCGGAAAGCTGGAACCCGGCGCTGAAAAGCTTCTACGCCCGATTTGGTGACGCAGGGATGGCGGCGCTTTCCGCTCTGGGGGCCGGTTATGCTGGCGCTGCTGGGATCGTCGGGGAGGCAATCGGTTCGGGTCGCGCTGATGAGCAGCGCCTTGCAAACGACCTGATGATGATGGGCCAGGTTGCGGTTCCTGAATTGGCGGGCGTGTCTAGCGTCGGTCGGGCGGCAATGTCTGTGCCGGGTAAGTTGGAACGGGCGGGGGCGCCGACAGCAAAGCAGGCGGCGGCACGGGCGGCGGGTGATATTGGCGTCACGCCTTCTCTTGGCATGACCGGGAAAACCGGCGCAATGGCATCGGCTGCGTTGGAGAAGGTTCCTGGGGCTGGGTCCATTATCGCAAAGGACGCGGCGCGGGCAGTTGGGGAAGTCGAGGCGGCTTTTGCCAAGTCTGTCGCGAATATCGGGAAGCCGGTTTCTGCCTATGAGGCCGGGGGGAAACTTCAAAGCGGGCTGAACAAATTCGTTTTGCAATTCAAAGACAGGGCCGGGAAGCTTTACGATGCCATCCCGATCCAGAGCGGGGCAAAAGTGAAGGCGGACAACACCGTCGCGGCCATCGCGGATGCCAAGGCTGTTTTCGCTGAAAACCCTCAGTTGGCGCAAAAGCTTGGGCTGACGAATTGGGATTCCGTGGCGTCCGAGATCAGCGCGAACAACATTTCGTGGCAGGCGTTGAAGCAATTCAGGACGGAAGTCGGGGAGGCCATCGGAAAATCAACCGGGGCGCTAACCGATACCGGCACCGGGCGCTTGAAACAACTCTACGGCGCGCTGACAGCGGATATGGAAGCCGCAGCCAAGGCGGCAGGGCCAGAGGCCGCAAGCGCGTGGAACCGGGCCAATGCATTCTACAAATCCGGTGCGAAGCGGATTGAGCGTAGCCTTGATGCCACGATCACAGCCAAAAACCCGGAGAGGGCATTCGAAGCATTCGACGCGCTGACAAAAGCTGACCGCTCGTCTTCCGACTTGCAGCGCATGAGGCAAATCAGGGCATCCATGACGCGCGACGACTGGAACGATGTTTCCGCGTCCATCGTGCAGCGTCTTGGGCGGTCAAAGCCTGGGGCGCAAAGCGCGACTGGTGACGTGTTTTCCCCGTCTTCTTTCCTGACGGAGTGGAACAAGCTTTCTCCCGAGGCAAGGAAACTTCTCTTGCCGGAAGACGCCCGTGTCGAACTCGAAAAGCTGGCGAAGGTCGCGGAGTCCGTCAAGAGCGGAAATCTTGAACGCAACATGTCGAACACCGGCACTGTCATCATGGCAGCGGGAGCGGGCGGGTCCTTCGTGTCTCACCCCGTCGCCACCATCTCCGCTCTCGGCGGGGCAAACATCGCCGCTCGCGCGCTGACAAATCCAGTGTTCCTTCGCGCGCTTAATCGCGCCGCGAGGGGCGACGTAAAGGCCCTTGAGCAACTGGCATCCGGCAAGGGCGCATTCACCAAAGACGCTGCGACCGTCCTTCGCCTCATGGCCGCAGAAACGGCGACGGGCGGGGCCGCAAACAGAGACGCCACCCCGGCGACCGCTGCTTCCCGATAGGAACTCCCACACATGGCAAACCAACTTATCTTCGCGCTTCCGCGCGTGACGG